AGGGCCACGTTCAAGGCCGCAATGCAATGAAGACGATGCCAAACTCGATATAACAACACCAAACTTGGAACCCGCCATCGTAGAGAGATACCACGGTGGCGGGATTTTTTTTAACCGTAAAAAATCATAAAAAAGTGTTTGAAAATTTGTGTAAATGTAACTTTAGGATTACTTTTGCGGATATATAAATAGAATATTGCATTTAATGGGACTTCTTACGAGTTTGGATTATTCCGATTTATTGAGATTTCTTGCATTTAATCGTCATGGAGTTGTTCTCAATAAGACGCAGGTAAATAAATTGTTATTTATGTGCTATGGATTCTATTTGTCACAAAAAGGTGAACGTCTTTTTACCGAATCTCCCAAAGCATGGCCTTATGGCCCTGTATTTCCTACTGTTTACAAAAGATTCGGCTACAGGAATATGCCTGTAACTCTTTCCGAATGTCAAAAAAAAGCATTCAATTCAAATGAATTGGCACTAAAAATATGTATAAGTATTGTAGACAAGTATTGTTATACAAGTGCATATAATTTAAGTGTATGGTCACATCAGAAAGGTTCTCCTTGGTATCAGACCGTGTATTCAGACGATAATCCCATTGTATGGAATAAGGAAATATCCGATGACATAATAAAGGCGTATTTTTCTGTATTGAATTATGAATAGCAAGAAAAGGGCAAACCACCCTCCCCAAAATACCATGGATATGCGGACATTCCAAACTCCGTCAATGCCGGTTCCGGAGACAAACAAAAACAATGCCACTTTGGGCAATACAGAAAGTCCTATATCATGGAAATATTTTTTCTTTAAGATTTGGTTCAATGTCAAGCGGCTTTTCCTAAACCCTTTTAAAGAGCGCAAGCCTGAGTTGCGGCTATTGGAACAGGTTGATATACTTATCAATGAAAGCGAAGATTCAGACAAGGTGACCGGCACATGCGAGAAATATATAGCATTGCATCGTATTGTCGAAAACACAAAAGCCCGTGGGCGATTGGAGAAATGGATAACCAAATTGATAGCTTATTATCTTTTTGCTGTTTTTGCCGTTGTTGTTTTAGCAGCCCTGTCGCATGAAAAATCACCATTGGGTTTTGAGCTGTTCAAACTCAGCGATACAGTCATGATAACCATCCTCTCAACAACCACCGTAAATATCGTGGCACTTGGTATAATTTTGGTAAGAGGCTTATTCCATGAAAATGAAAGCCATGATTTGTCTAAAGAAAAACCTTCTGACATAAAAAGTGCTGATATTTGACTGTGAGAAAAGGTGAAAGACTGCCAGGGATAGAATACCGAAATCCCGCCACGTGTGATACACGATGGCGGGATTTTTTTGCATCAACTGTGAAAAATAGTGAAAGAAACATTGGCGTTATTACTGATATGCGTACCTTTGCAACAGAATGGAAGAGATATTGAACAATCTGATAAGGGAGCATTTCGGTGCAGCCGTCACTGTCATATTGGTGGTATTGGCCATGCTTATATTCATTGTATGGAATGCCGCCATCATATATATGAGAGTGAAAAAGTTACCATGCGACAACAACACATCAAAAATAGATGATATAATAAGTCACACAGCAATGCCGTGTGACAGGCATCAGCACAACATTGAAGAGAACAACAAAGCTGTCGCAAGAATAGACACGACACTGCTGTATCTCGAGAAGACCGTAGACAGTTACCGGAATCAGAACAAAACATTAATTTACACACAGAACCACAGCCCGTTGTCAATAACAGAAGCAGGCCGGAAGATGATAGAGCGCCTTGGCATAAAAGCCATGTTCGATGCCAACTGGCAACGTATAAAAGCCCTGATTGACGCATTGGGCAGCAAGAACCCTTACGACATAGACCAATTCTGTATCCGTCAGGCCGTCGTGTTCCCCGAAAAATTCGTAACAGAGGGAGAACTCGACAAGATAAAGGTTGACGCCTACAAGACGGGTGATATGCTTCTGTCATACATGAAAGTATTCGCCGTGCTTGCCCGCGACAGATATTTCGTCGAGAACGGCATAGAAGTGGAAGATGACTATGTTAACGACAACCCGTATGCCAATAACACAAACGAGATAGAGAAGCCGGAATACTCTATATAGCCCCCAAAAGATTATTGCATAGAATCCCGTCATTATCAATAATGGCAGGATTCTCCGTCACTCCCTTTCCGTGTGGTTCAGCACATAAGCTATTGTCTTCACACAAAGTCCGGTCTTCTCCTTTATCTTCTCATACACATATTGCCTCGACACAGCATCGGCCAAATCCCCGAGTTCCTCCATAACGAGACTGTAAGCGTCATGCACCCCGTTATAACGCCTTTTTGTGCTCTCGCGCCTTTTATTTTCCTCATTAAACTTTGCCATTTTCAAAAATATTCATATCTTTGCACCGCCAAACTCATAAGCTTTTTAACACAAAGACGCCTCACTTGGTGTAGCAAGGACATATTGCCCCCGGCACGCACCAAGTGGGGTGCTTTGTTGGAAGTTGAGTTTGGCGACAAAACTTTGGTGTCGGGGGCTTTTATCTTGTTTGTGTAGCAATCATCCTCCGCTTTTTTTCAGTAGCCACACGACTATCACCATCCCGAACGAAAGTACGAATATCGCATATCCCGAATAGTCAATCTTGAACCGTTCCCACTTTGTCATCCTCTTTTCTACAGGATAGGGCACAGGCACCTCGGACCTGACCGTGTTCACCATCGTATCATGCACCGTCTCAATGCGCCATCTGTCCCTGTATCTCAGGTCTACCACAGTGTCTCCCTTTACATACACTATCCGTGTGTCGTAAACCGCCACAGTGTCGTGCACTTCTTTTGTCACGGTCCTGTCTTCTGTCCTTACCGTTTCCACCGGCACATATTTCACACTCCGGCAGCCCGACACCAGCGTTATCAAGGCACAGAGCACGAAGCCCCAAATCAGACCTTTCAGTATGTCAACAGCATTCCCCATATTCATCGCTCCTCTTCAATGGCCTTGTCTATAGAATCACTTATATCACGCCTTTTCCCTCCCAGGACAGACATAAGGAACGTCCAGACGTTGAATCTCTTCCTTATCCCGTGCACAGCCAGCACATGCCCTATGATGCTGCTTATCTCGAACAGGCTGCCCAGCCCGAGGCCCACCGCAGCCGATGTGAGATGCGAGCAGATTCCGACCGGCTCCAATATGGCAAGCCCGCCCACACATCCCACAAGCAGATACGTCATATACTCTATCACCTTGTTCAGCGTCCTCCGGCCAGCGCGTGACAGATGCCACTCCTCACCCCTGATACTGACCGCGTCACGGCTGCCCCAATACAGGTCTACCACAATGAGCACCGTGGCAAACACAATCATCCACCTCAATTCGTACATAGCCACATATACCTCCGCGTTAAACGCGGCCCACAGCACTATCTTGCCCAACATACCGTTACTTTCCATATCTTATGCCAATTCGTTCCACACTACCACACAATCACCTCGCCATTCCCGCATACCAATCTGTCATATCCCATATGGTCAACCCTGTTGAGCCACCCTTTCAGATATTTCCTTTTCACAGGAGACACTTTCGCCTGCCTCTCAAAAAACACCTTGCGCTCCCTCTTCAACATGTCGAACAAATCATGCGGCCCGGCCTTATTGACGGCATATAGCGTCTTTTCACCTACAATGCCGTCAACCGCCACACCCAACACTCTCTGCGGTATTTTTATGCCGTAAACGCCACTGTGCCATGACCAGTCGACAAGCATGTTGGCCACGGCCTGACTTTCAATCCTGTCGGCCTGCCATTTGTCCCAGAACAGCTTTTTCAGTACGGCCGTCCATTGCGATTCGGTCATACGCTTCAGTTCGTCCACAGTCTTGTCCTTTCCGAACATCTGCCGGAATGTCCCTATAGTCACACCTCTGTTTGTCGCTCCCCCTGTATCGTCCGGGTCATTCGCAAATCCGCCCTCCCATGACAGGATGAACGGGACAATGATTCCTATCTTTGCCATATTCGGTTATTTTTTTATAATCAATATTCTTCAACAAGTTTCCATGTGTGGGACGCATTCTGCATTACAACACCGGTCGCCTCGCTGCTCAAATTCAACGTCACAGTCAGTCTGTACGGGTCCCCCAACGCGTTGAAGAAAGTTATGAATATCTTTGAGTTCCCTGCCGCATCCACTATGGCGGGGCTTATCCAATTGTCATAGCCTATCCTTGCCCTAAGATAGACAGGTTGCGTAAACGCCTTGTCATAAAGTTTTTTGTAGACATCCTTGTTCAGGTCTACCCAAGTCATGACGTCAAAAGGACTGCTGCTTCCGAGGTCAATCATATATGGCAGTACCGACGTGTCCACGCTGTCCAGCTTCATCTTGTCGCTGTTGGTCATCACCCCTCCGGAAGTTTGGGTCGCGGCAGGAATATCCGGAAGAGAAAAGATGTTGTCTCCATAGTCCCATTCATCCTCTCCGCCATAATATACACCATACATTTCTTGGGTGCTAAAGGACATCTGGTTGTTTTTTGAGTCCCAATGATAGTTTCCTTGTATTCCTTGTTCGGTGACAATGAACGGTGAGGCATTGTTGCCATCCAAAGCCGCCCTGAAGCTGTCTATAAGTTTCTTGTCGGCTTTGGCCATCAGACCGTCAGCAGTTTCTTTGGCAACAGGAACTGTCGCATACACATTTCCATATCCCACGTTTGCATCATAGATTCCGATTGAGATGCTGTTGTTTATCGGGTTATAGCCGATGTTCATGCCCTTCCATTTTCCGTCACCGGCCAGAACCTGCATCGCCGGTGTTATCGTGTTTTTACCTTGCACAATATCTCCTGTCGGCAGTTTTGGGGCCAGTCCCGCTGTCGTTGTTGTCACGACGCTGTATGTTGTGTTTGCGTCCGTCCATGGAACGTTTACATAAGCATTTCCGCCAGTGTCAGTCTTTACCGGGTAATTCTTGCCGCTTTGGGAATATCCGGTCTTTATACCGCCAAGAACTCCGGATGATGCCGCGGGCAAGGAATAGTTATTTGCATCCTCTTCTATCCCGTCAAGTTTTACTTTGTCAGAAGCCGACATTAACCCGTCAGATGTTGTCGTGGCCGTTTCATAAGTCGTATCGGTCCATGGGACAGTTACAACCGCTTGCCCAGTACCTCCAAAATATATTCCGTAGTTGCGTCCTTTGGTAAATTCTATTCTCGCAGGAGAAATCTGTGCCAAAAGTGAACTGTCCAACCAATGTTGCGTCGTTTTTATTCCGCCATAAGTGCTTGGTGTCGCTTTCGGAATAGATTCAGACATCATTTTTTTTATTTTTTTCCACAGATGTCCGATACCTGTCGAATCCAAATATCTTGCCATAATGTCAATTTTAAAGAACATAGATAATGGCTACATAGCCTTTCTATGTAGCCCGAGTAGTCTTACACGCATATAGCGTCAATCTCCGCTGTGGTCATGGCCAAATCTGCCGTGGCATTTGCGGCTATGCCGTCAAGTTTGGCCTTGTCGGCTGCGCTCATGGCACCGGCCTTGCTCGTTGTGGCGGTATCAGTGAACTTCACATAGGGTGTCAGGTCCACACTGGCCTGATATTTGCCCAGTATCTCCCATTTGCTGTCTACGTACACATATTCCGTATACACGTTCTGTCCGCTTCCCGAGGCGTCTGTCACCAGATAGATTTTGTTGCTGTCGATATCGGCAGTAGGCAGTGTTGTCACCACCTTATACAACGTGAGGTCTATCGCGATGTCTCCGCTGCCCACAACGCTCGTTCCGTTGATAGTCTTGAGCGTCGGCAGCTGCTTCGCGGGCAGCTTGCTGTCGGCATCAAGGGTCGCGACACCGCTGGCCTTGCCCATTTCCGAACGCTTCACCTGAGCATCATTCGTCACATTGCTAAGCCCCACATCCGCTTTTGTTATAGACGGGTTGGTGCTGATCTTCTTCGAGTTGATGGTGTAGTTCTTGACTTTGTCAAGCTCTGTGTTCACATTCGTCTCAACTCCGCTTACCAATGACTTGATCTTGCTCCATAAGTGTCCAAGTCCGGTTGAATCCAAAAATTTTGCCATTTGTTTAAAATTTTAAAATGTTAATAATAAAAAAATATATAATGTGATATCACGTTCATTGACAGATCATGTCTATTTCTTCCAATGACAGACTTTCGTCGTCACTTCCGGAAATCTGTTCAAGTCCAGTTGCCGTATCTGCCGTGTACATCTTCCAATCATTGGGATTGTCGCCATTGGCGATGTAATACACATAATCATCGAAGTTTTCCGGCTGGTAAGCACTGTGTCCCCGCCAGCTTGCGTAATATTCTATATTGTCACCCGTTGCAACCTCCATGACAAACCGGTATTCTCCGGAAAGCCATACGATACGTCCGTCTTCGGGAGCCACCGCATCCTTGACCGTCACTTCCCCGTCAACTACACCGTCAAAGCCGACCATCTGCCGCCCGCCGCCATTGCATCCGCACGAGCAATCCCCGACCTGCCATGCCTCGACTGTCAACGGCTCCCCTATACACCGTGCCTGTATTACCAAACTTTCCATAACGACGCTATTTCATTACTGTAACACCCGTGGAACATGACGCCACCTCCCTGCGTACACCGTCCAGAATATCATTGTCCGGTATCATCGCTGTAACTTTTGCCTGTATTCTCCCCGTGCCGGTTACCGAAGTGTCGACAATTGCGACATAGTTGTCCTCGTTCTTTCGGATCATATCACTTTTCGCCACCGTCACCTTGCGGTTCGGATAGACATAAAACTCACATTCGAAATCATAGTCGTCCATCGTCAGACAGCATATCCTTTCTATGTGCACGTTTATTTTCAACACTGTGCCTATTATACACGAATTCTTCATATATCTTAAGTCTTAAAGTTCATTCCAGTCCCGTAACAGTACCTGGTTCTATACTTTCAAGCCACACATATGACGGCATTGGCAATGGCTCTTCAGGTCTCATTACCTCTCCTATTTTGGCTGCTACCGAAGATGTCATTACAGGCTCACCCATTTCTGCATCCATTGGCCGTGCTATGGGCGGCTGCTCCTTGTCGGATAAGTAATAAGTCATTGCGAAAGCCATATCTTTGATGCCCGTACATTTTCCGTCCTTGAATCTGCGCATCTTGACAATCGCTTTCCTCGGATATCTGCCGTTCTTGAAATAACCGTCAAACCTCTCCTCACATCCGTACCATCCGTCATGTATGAGGTTGTCTTCGCTGACAGGCTCGCCACGGTGTTCTCCGTAAGAATCACCTTTTACTTCTGTAGTACTGTACCACTTGCCGTCGAAGCGTCCGTCATAGGCCAATACAGGATTGCCGGTCTCACTCTCGAAACGGCCCTCGTTGAATTGGTAATATGTCGTACCGCTCCATTCCGATATGTATTTCACTCCGGGTATCGGTCTTATAACCACATCTGATTTCTGTCCGTTCCTCGTCTTGATGCAATCCACACCGTCACTCCAACTGTCCGCCATAGCTGTGTTCACTATACTTGACAAGCCACCGGGACCGAGGTTGTACATGGGGCGGCCTCCTGAATCACAGAAACGCAGTATTGCGCAACCGTTGTCTTTGTCAACTCCGACCACTATGGACGGAAAAGTATTCCATCCGAAGAAAGCGAGTTGTCCACCGGACAGTTTCGCATACGCACCTTCCGTCGTTGGTATGGTTTGAAGAGAGCCCACAGTCACATCATTGTCGATAACGGTATTCTGAGCTTGCAGATGTATCGTTCCGTTGCTGATGTCTATTCCGGTCCTGTTCAGTCCGTTGCCGATGCTTTCACGTTTTACAACCGTCAGATTCTTTATTACAACATCCCCGTCACAAGATATTGTCAGCGTAGTGTCCACTTTTGTGTATGCCGTAATTATTTTTGACACAGACAACGGGACACCCTCACCTGTGGCAACATCTTTTGTTATGGTCTCTCCATTGGGCAATGTGAATGCAATCTTCGCTGAAGACCCTGTAACAGTAGTTTTGCCGGTGATGGCTATTTCGTCCCCTGCCTTTATGCTGTCGGATAACGCCAACACTACATCCAGCAACGGGGAAACGTTGATTTGGACCTCGCTCAACAGTACTGTCATATTCTGCCCGTATACTCCCAAGGTGATGCGGTCCGCCTGCTGCACGATTTCAGATGTAGCCGTCTTCAGTCCGTCTTCAACCTTATCCACACGTTGGGAAATTTCGTCCGACGACTGTACAATCTCGCTGATACCCTTTACCGTATGTACACCACCGTCTTCATCGAAATAAGAGAACTCCTTACTCGCAATCTGTGTCTTGACATCATTCTCTATCGTCTCCTTGAACTTCCCGAGATAGTTCACGACGAAATTGAATGTTCTGGTGACAGTCAAACCTTTATATGTGACGCTGATACTGACACTGCCGGTATCCGGCTGTCCTATAAGAGAACCCACTACTACAAAGTCAGGTGACGGTTTCCCGGCAGTACATCCGTCAGTTCCCGATATGCTGATTGTGGCGTCAGAAGTTACATCCGTCATACCCTTGTATACTTTCACCTGAGTGCAGGCAGGCTGCAGGTCTATACTGTTGTCAACGGGCGATTGTGTCAATATTACAGCCTCGGGGGATAGCGTTACGGTCAGACTGTCGCTCACATTGGATATACGGATACTGCGGCTGTATTTTATTCCCGTCCTGCGGTCGGTGACAGTGAAAGGCACATCGGTGGGTGTAATGTCCTTGCCGTCATAAGCAAGTTCGTAATAGAAGCGCTTTCCGTTATCGTCGGTTCCGAACTGCCAATATACATGCCGGTCGCAAAGCCAGAAATCATCGGATAATGTACCGCATATGAAGCCGTTATCAGAACAGTCCACCCGTTCCGTACCGTCAAAGAACTCGACATAGACTTTCCGTCCGGCTACCGCGTCCTTGAATATGACATCACCCCCTGTCACGACGATATTTATGGCGTTCTCACCGTTAAAACCGTCTGTGAGTATCGGCACAGTCTCTCTGTCTATTATGCCGGTCATGGCAGAAGCGTTTATCATGAGGCTACCTCTGTCGGATATCACAAGTTCAACCATGTCGAATTTGGCCGATTCAATAGATTCCAACAATGTCTTAAGAATAGGATATTTACGGTATACCGTATCCCATTCTGCGGTCTCCCTGCTACGTCTTCTGTAATATATATTATACCCGTCAAAACCTCCGGTTGTTTCCAACCGTTCCACTATCTCTGCCGGGGATTTGCCTGCACGTTTCACATATCCGCAATACATGGATACTTTATCCGGTGTGTAACTCCCGTCAGTGTTACGGGCAACGTATAATACAGTTTCCGACGGAAGCAGTTCATAGATGACGGCATCCTGTCCGATACCGCCCGCTCTTATCGCAGCGACACTGAATGTCACGTCACGGCTGCCATATGTCGGATGTACCACATTGAATCTGAACGATGTGGCGGGTGCCGGTGTCGCACCTTTGCCTACCGTGATTTTCGGTGCCGACGGCTCGTCAGTGTTTACCGTCCATCCTGTAGGGGCTGCGCCTGCCAATGATATTGCACACTCATCCGTTATATCGGTAAGCCCGTAATATGCCGATATGCTGAATGACAGGGTGATGGCTTCGTCCACCGTGCCATCTTCAAGCAACGGTATGGAAGTCATTTCATTGTCTATGTTCGCGATAAAGGTATCATGGCCCGATTCTCCCTTGTCAACCTGTTTCTGCCAGATGTCATCACGGTCATCCGATGGTGGTATCACGACCTTTCTCTGCCCGTCTATTTTCACGTTGCCTTTCTTGTTGACACAAAGCCACAGGGCTCCGTCATGGCTGACACGGTCATAGTAATAGCATTCCATGCCTGCTGTATATATCCCCCTGTCACAGGGCACACGGTAGGAAGTGCCGTTTTCCGTGATTATCTCAAAGCTCCTGGCCACATAATTATCACCGGTCTTCGGACAAATCATAGTCTTGCGGAACTTGGCAAGCTCAAACTCATTTACACCCGCATATTCCTCGAAACTCGGGGCATTCACGCCTACCACGCACATGCGTATGATGCTTTGGCGGTCTTCGTCAGTAAAGCTGCCTTCCTGCACTATCGCGTCACCGGCCATAGGGGCATCGTTCGCCTTGCCGTGCATATCCTCGTCGAAATCCTCATATACGGTGTCCATGCCCGGATAGGTCATCATCACCTCTTCTCCGTCAACAAACGTAGGCAGTTGCACCTCTTCCGTGTTTGCAAGGTCAACATAGTAGTATGTCCTGCCGTCTTCCAGCATCTCCTCTCCTGTGGCCGTCACCGCCCGCCAGTAGTAACGGTTCGACACATTCCGCCACACGGTCACCTCTTCACCGTTGGCATCTGTCTCCGTTTCCGCTTCCGCAGCAAGGTTGAACGTCTGACACTTGGCCATGTCGCCGGTCTTCCACATGTTCCGTGTTGCCGTCGTACCGTCGTCACGTATCAGATAGCAGCGGTATGCCGTCACCGTACCGTCACTTCCTTTCGCTTCCACCACCCTGTATATAGTGCTGCCCGCGGCGCTAAGCTCCGTATTGCCGCCCACGTAGCTCAGCTTGCGGATCTCCAGCGCGTTGAATATAGCCTTTATACGGACAAGCAGTTCGTCAACCTCCAGGTAGCTCTTGCCGCTCTGCTTGTGGTACAGGCCGAAACCTTTGAGGCCTGCCGACCAGTCCCGTGAATGAATCTCCTGTGCTACCAGTCCCTGCACAAATGTCGCCACCTTGTCAAAGGTGATGTCTTCCAGCACCTCGCGTATTTTTGCAGTGTCTGTATCGAGCAGCTTGCGCAGTATCAGCGTTTCCAGCTCACCGTTTCCCAGCTCATCTATCCGGCCCCCGGACTTGCCTGCCGCAAAGTCACCGAAATCGGCGCCCCGTCTCAGCCGGGCCATTGCCAGGCTTATCAGGCCGGCAGCAAAGGTTATCGTTTCTTGTGCTTTATCTTCTATATCTTTACGAAGATATTGTCTGTCGCTTCTTTTCGCCGAATAAACATTATTGTCACTTGGAACTGCGAGACTTCCTGTTTTAACAATGTACACAGAACCATTGTTTCCATAATTCCCATTGTGAATGTAGGTAGTTCCATTGACAGTGATTTCATTCAACTTATTTTCTATATTTCCAATTCTTGAATAAGGGGCGGATTCACCGACCATATACTCAGGATTGTCATATGGTAAATCAAGTTTTATCGTAAATCCGATAATACGTGATAATCTCTCTCCTAAAGGGAAATATGCTTTGCTTATAAGTTTTATGCGTTGTCCAATATATAGATGCCCATATTCTTTGGCTTTCCACCAATATAAAGGACATGTATATGTATTGGGGTCTGTATTGCTTTTTTGTATGGCCTTTTGACCTTCATCAAGCAACTTTTCTTCCGCCTTTCTGACAAGCCCCATATCTTCAAAAAAATCGGGATCATATCCATGCAGTACAAAAGTATCGTCTTCTTCTGGAAATAATAAATTATCAGGAAGTTGACGACCGTATTTTTCGTTAGCCAATATATGAAACATCTGTCCTTTGGCCTCATATATGCCAATAGTGCCATCTGACAATTTTACATTTCCGTCAAGTTTATCTCCATGTTTAAGGAGGTTTATTTCAAATTCCATACCCGACAACTTGCCGGATGTGAACATTATGTTGAAATTGCTTACATTTGGCAATATATATTCTTTTTCAAGAATTATCTTGTCGTCATTAACAAGATAATATGTGTCCCATATTCCAGTCCCCTCTCCGGTACTTTCATCTACTTTTTCCATTTGATAAGAATCAACCTGAGTAACCTCACACTCTGTTTTGGGATAGACATCGTCAAGAATGAGAATACCTTCAACTCTTTCTTCTTCTGTCAAATCTTCTTTGGCATCAATATAGTTTTTACCGTTATTCCAAGTTTCGGGAAGCATAAGGTGTTGTTCTACAACACCCGTAATTGTTGTCTCTGTGGTGTAATCCTGCGTAAAATACGAAGCTGGAACTTTCGGGCGTATAAGTTGGCTCTTGTTTGGAATATTTACAATCTCATATCGAATGCCCAATGCAAAATAATCTTGTTCAAAATGGTCAGAATCTTTTGGTATAATTTCAATAATTGTATCGGAGATTCTTTGTGCATCATAGACTTTTCCATTGTTTAAATTGCCGGATAGGAATCTTACACCGAACGTTTTTCGATATAGTTCATCATCAAGCATAATGGAGGCATCAGAATCATTTATGTTGCCTATTCTGATTGTAAGCTCCGGTGCCTTTCCTGAAACTTCAATTGAAAACTCTATTTTTTCTATCTTTAAATCGGCGCATATAACGATATTAGCATATTCTGTTTCAAAATCAAAAGAAGCATTTTCCGGCATACAAAAGACAAAGGAACTGAATGCTCTGTCAAGAAACACGTCTCCCGAGCAACAGACAAAGTCTTTTTCTAACAATTTCTGATTATGGGCGTCATATATAATTATTTTTGCAGCAAGCCGAATACGCACATAATTGTCACAAGCATCAGGATTCCAACTTATAAATATTGGAATATTCCTTAATTTGAATTTATGTATTCCATTCTCTTGTGTATAACCTTGGAAAGCTACCGTTTTGTATTCTTCTTTTAAAACAAATACACCGTTATACGAGAGGCTCTTTCTTTCTTCTTTGACAAAGAGACTTGTATCTGAAAACATATTTAAATGAAGTGGCCTTGCTGTATCATTCAGATAGTTGAAACCTGACAGTCCTATATTATCTATGTTATCTATCCCTTTGTTGTCGAATATAAGTTTTTTACGATATCTTGATGGTATATTTGTTGTTCCCCCAAATACAAATAGCCGTGATACATATTTGTCACTACTTGTAGAGGGTGTCATTTTTTCGATACTGACACCGTCCTCAAATTCTATCGCATCATTATCTGTCCCCAATTGGCATTTCCCCAAATGTATTTCTTGATTTTCAATCCACCATTCGCATTCCCACTGTTCGGCTATCGCAGTTAGCGCGTCTATCAGATTTACATTGCTGAATGTAATAGGTTTGCGTACAGACAAGTCTGTACCATCTTCATAGACTACAGTATATTCGGCATTACGTTTATATCTATATCCATGAGCAGAAAGATTCGCGAGAAAAACTTGCATGAATACGTCTATCTTGTCGGTCAAGGTCCAAGACGCTTCTTGTCCCCCATATTCCGGCCGGTATTTGAATATCTTATTTTTCCACTTGTAATATTCGGCATCAAGACGCAGTTCATAATCATAACTATCTGTAGACACATTATAAGATGGTTTGTAAAAATCAACGATTTCAAAACGTCCAAAATCTGTATCACAGTAATCTCCTAACTGAAAATATATAGGCTCAACAACCGAGAATTTCAATATTATATAGTCCTCAGCCATTATTTGCTTAGAGTATATACAACCTTCATTTATTGAGGTTGTATATACTCTCTCTATTTTATTATCTATTAATTGTCTGTATATTGTTATCTCTACCATGTCAAAAAAAGGTAATACCAAATCAAAGTTACACCTCTTTTCTCGCATCGCAGAAAAAATGTATATTTTATTTGGAACAATCCGAGAATTGTGCCAAATTCATTCTTCCCCTCTCAAAAAAGGGTTAGGTTCATTAAATTTAACAGCTATTTTTGCGAACGTCCTGCTTATATTTTGGTTATACGTAACACTCTTGCCTGTATACCGCAGATGATATATCTCATCGCTGTCGGCAGGAACGGAGATGTCAAGTTTCACAGCATATAATTCTTCAAAGAAACTTTTCTTTTTTTGTTTGAAATCTTCTTTGTCGTTCCCTTTGATTGTGAATGTAAGCGTTAAATCCCGCTCTTCAAGTTTGGGGGTGCTGTCATCATACCTTGTACCGTGTTCCAATCTGCTTTTATTAGATACACTGTCTTTCATTGTTGATGGTGCTCCGATAGCGTCAATAAATCCATCTCCCATTCTCACACCCCATGTCTTTAGCGCGTCCTTTCCGTTTATAATCAAATCTGCCATAATTATAATTTATTCTTCAAATCCCGTTTCATATCAGCAAGAGTATTGTTTATATCAACCAAACTTCTTGCAGAGCTGCCTGTATTTTCATTTATCTCTTGAAGTTCAAGATAAGAGCTGGCCATTATATCCAACATATTATCTGCCAATTCCGTATATTTCTTACTACTCATTGTAAAAAAGCTATCAAACTTGGCATTCAATATGCTAATTTGCTCAAACCCCTGCCGTGTAATGTTATTACCCTCTTCTTGTCCGATTTGTATTGCGGTCAATCGGCCGTCAATTGCCTTTCCGGTATCTTCCGTTATGCTCATAGTTGAATTTACTGTTGCACTTTGGGCTTTGGACAATTCCGTGTCTATCCCGAATGTTTTCGCTATTGCATCACGTTCTGCAATAATGTCATTTGCGAGTTTTTTCTGTGCATCTCGTAATTCTTGTGATTCTTCTTCTGTGAGGTCGAAAATACCATTACCATTACTGTCAAACTTTTCAGCCCACATGTCGTATAGTTCCTGTATCTTGTCTTTGTATTTTGTCGCTATCATATTCTGTAATATTGCGTTTGACAGACCTTTGCCAAAATCTTCAATCATATCGTTATTTGTTTTCGACATGTCCGTGACCATTGACACCCAGTTGTCGTAAAAACTATCAAATGACACTCCTGTAAGAGTTTCTTTTAACCTGTCACGCATTTCTTCAATCTGGTCATTACATTTAATAATGTTGTCGAGATAATTACGAACATCTCCGTCAAGTTTTGACCAAAATGTAGGTGCCTGTTCTTTCAGCTGTTCCAATTGTTGCGCTGTCAAATCAAACAACTCTGTCATACGACCATTGGCAACTGAACTGAAATTAAAGCCGATTTCGCGGGAAGCCTGTAGTAGTTCTAGCCATCCTTGTGAAGACATACCTTTGCGTTGACGTACACCTATAGAATTAGAGCCAGCAGATGAACCGGAATTAAGTCGTTCTTTCCCCAATGCTACATTGCTTTCCACTTTTTTATTAAGTATGTCTTCAATCTCGGCACCAACCTTTCTTGCTTCGTCTCCATACGATATATCTATATACTCTTGCTTCTTGTCTATTATCTCATCCCATATTTCAGATAGGTTATTATACTCCTCTACCATTTTGTTGTATTGCGAATAATCGGCTCCAAACATTCCGTCAAGTGCACTTACCATTTTTGATATACCGCCCGCTGCAGCCATGGCACCATCGACAATATTATCGCTTATAGCCTGTCCAACTCCGGCTGCGGTCTGCCCGAGACCGTCAACAGCGTCAATAGCCCCCTGTATTTTTGCGTCATCAAATATATTAGATATATCCGAACTGAATTGCTTTAACGTTGGCACGAAATCAGAAACAGCATTTGCTATACTTCCGATAGCCAATGCAAAATCATCACATCCTTTTTCCCCATTTTTAAAATTTTTGATAGCGTTGGAGATGCTTGATGTGAATGTCTTCCATGGCGAGCGGTCGGCCAAATCACCTTTTAAAATCTTAAGCGCATCTGTAACGTCTTTTATGCTTATTTCTCCACGCTCAATGCTTTCTATGTCTTTTTCACTGAACCCGACATTCTTCAAATCCTCAATCTGCACTTTGCCTGTACCATTATTATCCGTTCCGGACATATAGGCAACAAGCAACTCATATTTGTCTATGATTGCCTGTATTGCGGCAACAGACTTTTTTGAGGAATCTTCAAACAAATCAGCCATGGCACGTGTGGTCTTCCCGTATTTTTCCTCAAGACCTTCCAATGCTTCTTTTTGCTGCTCGTTGAGAATCTTCCTTTCTCCCTCTGTCTGAGCCTTTGCTATCTTCTCCGCATATTCTTCCGTTATTGCGAGTTTCTGCTGTTGGTAATTACCGTATTCTTTAAGGTAGTCACGCATTGCTGTAAGTTCGGTATTGTATAGGTCATTCACAGATCGCTCTCTGTCACGGTCAGCTTTATCACGCATAGACCTCACAAGCATAATTTCCTGTTCCGTCATCTTTACATCCACGCTTGTAGCATCGAACACCTTGCCTTTGTTGACCGGATTTTTCTCAAATTCGGTCTTCGCTGAAGTAATCTTTTCTTGTCTCAATTTATCTTCGTAATCCTCAATCGCTGATATTTGTTTGTCATAGTCAAGTTCTATTTGTGCAAGTTTTTTTCTGTTACCCTCTTCCATGAGGTCTATTTCATTCTGCCATATCTCATATTCATTGTCTCGCTTCTTCTTTATCGTTTCCTCTTTATACTTGTCAAGTAGGGCGTAATATCCGGATTGCTGCTTTTCTAGCCGTTCCGTTTCTCCTTTCTTCTTTCCGCTCTCTTTCGTGTTGATGACACCACCTAAATCCTTGTAGTTTTTTTCTGCTGCATCTCTCCGTTTCCTGGCCTCTTCATATTGTCTTGAAGTGAATTTGGATTTGTCTTTCTCAATCTTTGCAAGTTCTTTTTTAGCATCATCCCATTCTTTTTTTGCTTTTTCATAATCCTGTTTGTATGTGGTTTTATTCTTTTCTGTCTTTTCGTTTTTGTCTTCCACATCACCAAACACGACTTTGATTTTCTTCGTCTCGTCTTTCAGCGTCTTGGTGGCATTTTCCATTCCTTTAATCCAAGCATTGCTTTCACCATACGTGGAAGAGCCTCTGAATATATTGCCAATTTCTTCACGTAATATTTTTGAAGCCTTGCCGGTCTTACCAATTTCTCTCTGTAACTTATTGAGTAAACTTGTCGCTTTTACATCACCGACTTTCTCTCTTAATTTGTCGTACAATTTTCCTGCACTACCGGAATAAAGATTGGCATAAGCATCTTGTGCGCCTCTCATCGCTGTTTCCTTGCCACGTGCGCGTGCAGCCTTTTGTGCGGCTAAGGTAATAGCATCATACGCCCCCTTAATATCTTTAAGTGTGCGGATTTCTGCATTCAGACCTTCAAGATATTTACCATATTTGTTAATAATTGCATCTTTTGCTTGAGCATACTCTTCTGTTCCTTTCTTTGCGCTTCTCAGGTCTGTAAACAACGTTTCAATATCAGCCTGTTCTGACACGATTTCTTTCCTCATGTTAGACGTCGCATCATTCAGACGCTGCTGCGCTTCCTCTGCCTGATTTGTATTCTTGGTAAATGCCCATAAAGCCGAAGTAACCCCAACAATCAGCGTTGCAGCCATTACATATGGATTGGCTTTCATGGCTGCATTTAATGCGTGCTGCGCCACTGTCTGTGCTTTTGTGGCTAACGTCTGTATTCCTTTCGCTGCGGCATCGGTCTTTGCTGCAACAGCCCAGCTATGAGTTAATGCTATATTGGCTATTGTGGCAGCTTTATATACTCCATAGGTGGTCACAAGTCCTACCAAAACCTTTCCTATTGTCTCGTAGTTTTCTATTAATGAGGTTGTGAGTTGGATGCCTTTGATAATGACGCCCTCACTTACCTGCCCCATTTCATTGAAAGCGGCATCCATAGCGTCTTGCATCATTGAAAGTTGTCCGTTTATGGTCTTTGCCGCATTCTCAGACATGTTATAAAAGCGTCCTCCGGCGGATGTCGCGTCAATGAATGCCTGTTGCACCATTTCGGCCGATATAGCTCCCCTAGACATCTCGTCTTTCAGTTGGGAGATTGATTTTCCTGTCTTTTCGGACATTATTTGAAGAGGGTTGAAACCTGCGTTTATCATTTGGTTCAAGTCCTGTCCCATCAATTTCCCCGCTGCTGACATTTGTGAGAATGCGAGCGTAAGTGAATTGAACTTGCCACTTTCTCCCATAGACACATCACCTATGGCGGCTATGAATTTCGGAACTTTCTCCGCTTCGATGTTAAATCCCAGCATCATCTGTGTCGCTTGTGTGATATCAGAGAACTCCAGCGGGGAAATCTTGGCGTATTCACGTACTTGTGACATGAGCGCATCGGCTTTCTCTTTGCTGCCCAACAAGGTTTGAATAGCCGTATCGGCAGCTTGGAACTCTCCACGGACACGAATCATATCTGATAAGAATTGTTTGCCTAATGCCGCACCGCCTATAACCGCAAAAGCCTTTTTAAGTGAGAAACCTATATTTTCGGTTGCCGCAACCGTCTCTTTGCTGTCATTATTAAACAACTCATATTCATCACGGAGTTTCTTCACAGACAAGCGAGCATTTGCCTGTTCTTGTGTAAGGTCGAACAATGCCGATTTTTGTTCGCGGAGTTTCTCGCTTGCGATTTTTATCTTGGCCTCCAATTCCGAAGCATTACCATCATGCTTTAACGCTTCACGGTATTTCCCTTTAAGGTCTGTCAACTCGTTCTTCAACTGCTGTATGGTTCCGCGTTGCAATGTTATCTTTTCAGACAGTCCATTGACAACTTGAGAAGCATCGAAAATCTTCCTCTTAAAGCCATGTTCCATCTCAGCTCCGGCTTTCGCTGCCTCCACTACCAACTCATCCATTCTCTGCGTGGACGTTTGGAGCTGCGCATTAAGAGTATTAAAGGCGTGAGGGGTTTGTGAGGCATTCATCCCCTTTAATTCTTTCTTCAACTTCTCTATCTCATTACGGAGCCTAATAACTTCTTCATAGTCAGCACTCACACGGAATACAAGTTTTGGCATAGTCTGTTATCCTTTTAATTTGTTTTTACCTTTTATCTTAAAATATTCCTCTTCCGATACCTCTTTCATCACTTCACCGTAACATATATGCAATTTGTCTTTCTGCATTATCACAAGATTGCGGTATGGTATCTTATGTAAAACTTCATCATAAGACAGATGCAAGTTGTCCATGAATGTCGCAATCTGTCCCAATAGACATTCATTGCCTACTGTTTCTGTTTTGCTATCAGATTTGCTACATTCCTTGCTGAAACTGATAGCGTCATAAAATTTTCGACGGAAATCAAAGAAAGTCCCTCTTTAAGGGCATTGACAACCTCTTCAACAGTTCCGTGTGACAACTCGTCAAACAAGCTGTCATCACCATTAATTAGATATGATAACGCATGAGCAGCATTACCCATATCTTTCATCATGCCCAATACAGCATCCAAATCATTATCCCCTTTAAGGCCGGAAAGATAATACCCCGCTCCGGCTATTTTGTGTATTGTAGGTGGGGATATCATATAAACTTTACCGTTTATAACAGCCGTTCGGAAATCCATGCCAAGCACGGCACTACTTACAATCTTTGCAGCATTCTTTTCCATAAAACAAATAAAAAAAGGCGGTGGGCTTTTATTTGTTCCACCGCCAACCATCATAATACAACAACTGCCAAATCATATTTTATGACCCAGTGGAATCAACGGCTTCACCATCAAACCAATATTCATCGCTGACACCCTCCGTATTGTTCTCCATCGCCACGGCCGTAACACCAAGACCGATATTCTTCTCCACCATGTTTGACTTTCCTACGATACCGGCATTTGTGAAAACAACGTAGTTACCTGTTTTAGTTTTACCAACAACAGCCATATATATAAGCTCAGGTGTCTCGGGGGATTCCCATCCGACAACAGTCTCGCCGGACTTTACAACCTTACCGCCCTGCAATGCGACTTTGTCTTCAAACGCATATTCGCCCATGGTGAACGTTATTGTTTTCGTTCCTCCGTCCGTAACATCACGGTAATACGTCTTACCTGTCAACTCATTGATATAATCTTGAACCGAAGGATCATCCTGCGTATATCCCCATGTGTCTTGATGGGAGTTCTTCACCTCCTTTGCCGTTTCAAGCCATGTTTTCAGGCTCTGCGGTGTCATTGCTGCTTCAATGGACTTACCGTACCATATCTGCTTTATACCTATAAATGGTTTCATTCTTACTATTTATTTAACATTTAACACTTCAAATAATATTCTCACATTCACATAATGACATTTCAGCTCCTCGTCTTCCTCCATGCCTATTGATTCAATCGAATAGTAATAAGCAGTACCGTCATAAGAACTTGTCACATCGTCCAACAGTGCAACAGCTTTTCTTTCAAGCTCGTTTATCCGGATTGTGTTGGCTTCATTCTCGCTCAAATCAGGAACACAAAGGTTTACTTCTACAAAAGACTTCTTCCAATATGTTTCCGGCTGCTGCGGTTTGGAATGTATGACAATTCTTTCAGACTTCAATTCGCCTGTAAGCGTTTCTCCGTCAGGTACAATGTCTATCCCGAAAACCTCGCAATCCCGATAGATAATGTTTGCTATGTCGGTAGGCGTTATCATTCAAATTCTTCCTTTAATTGTTTCTCCGCATGAATGGCGGCACTACTCAAAACATCATAACCTTTCGATTCTACCTTGGAAGCGTACTGATAGCCGTTCGGAGCTGTTGCATCGTTGTATAGCATCAAACTGTCTTTATCCACATCATATTTATTGGATGTTCTCAAAGTTAGTGTGTGGTCTTGGTAATCGCCATGTTCCTCTGCGTACTTTACGGCTTCATCGCCCACATCAATCATCTTCTTTTCAACCTCCCATTCTCCTTTATTGAAGAAATCATCAACATCGGAGAAATCAAAATCTACATCCATAATTCCGAATAGTTAAAGTAGTTAGTACCCTTCACCATATAGACCTTGCCTTGTCCTCTCACGTCCTCACCATCCATACAACGGATTTCATCACCTGCTTTGATGGTTGTACACTTCTCGCATACCACATGGTAATTGGGCCGGTACACCTCGCCATTTTCTGATTTAAACTCCTTAATGGTGTTGTCATCACAACGGCACTTACATACTTCCTGCCAGTCCCCGCCACCAGTTCCAGGAATCGGTCTTCCGAACTCATCCTTTTCCAGTGGTGTGATTACCTTTACCTGTAATATGTGCGGAGTATAATACATACTACCATCTGTTTGTACAGTCCACAATCATTGATATATCAAGCATGCCTAAGACATCGTCGTTGGGTTTAACGCCCCATTTTCGGCAGATCCATAAGTAATATCTACCAAGATTACTAAAGTCCCATGACATGGAAAAGCCGTTTTCATTAACAGACTTAATTTTTGGGGCAAACACTAATTCTTCAATGCAACCAACCATAGCCACACCAACCGAACGGGCATTACCATCATTATATTCATCCGCCAAATCAAAACCGCCATTCAGAGACATATCAAGAAGTTGCACCTCTGACACATTGCCAAAGACTGCTAACTTCTGTGATATGTATTCTCTTACTGTCATTTGTTCAATGCTTTTCTTCCTCTTTTGGGCTTGTCGTCATTTTTTTCGAAAATCAATTCTGCCAAACCCTTAGAGATGAGTGATAGAGCACGGTTTTCATCAAATTCACAGATATCCCCGACAAGGTAGATTTTTGAAAATCTATCCTTGTCGCGAAACTCCTGTATAATCTTTACAACCGTCATGCCTGTACTGTTTTTGTGTCCAACGTGTATATTTGGTCAACATTACTTATGATAGGCACAACCATTGCCTGTGAGGATGTGAACTCGCGCCACGGGTCATTCTTGTGGTAATGCGATGTGAGAATATACTCATCCACACCGGAAATATTCTGCCCATTGAGGGCTGTGGCAGTGGAATTGCCCACACTCGTGTAGGCTACACCAGCAACGGGACGAGATGCTTCTACACAGTCTGTCCAGACCAAATCACCAAGTTTCTCATTACATGTGAACACAACCATACCAGACTTCCATGGTGTATGATTCTGCTTCTTATAGTTAAGCTCCGTCTTAATCTGACGGGCAACCCGGTGAAGAGTAACACCAGTCCACGTCTTGTTGATAACTTCTGCTGCTTGGTTGAATCCCAATGTCGGAATCTTGTCACCGGCGAAATTCATCCCGAACGCATATTGCTCGCGTGCCTCCGTGCTCTTGTAGAAATTGATGAGTGCTGCGTCATCCATCCATATGTCTGTAATGACATTCTGGTCGGCGGCAGCCTTGTCAAAAACCTTTTGGAAATCACTAATAGGAGTAGAGACGTTCGGGGTAGACCAAAGAACAGAAGCACCGAATCTGTTTTCGTCCATATATCCGACATCAAGACGCAGACCAACAGCACCGCTTCTCTCGGCAATACCTATACCGGTTGACAGCTCGGACAGGAATACGTCTTCCAAACGCTCCCAAACACCTTCGATGCACCGCGGAAGGTCTTGAAATATAGTAGCTACAATTTGAGCAATCGGGCGCCCGCTGCGTATCATATTGTCAATCTTCTTTACTTCCTTTTCACCAAGCCAAAACTTCATACCAATCTTGGGAATCTTTCCCGTTGCTGTTTCAATCACGTCGCGTGACTTAAACGGCAGTTCGGAATCCATTGATATAATGTCTGCAGCGATACGGGTATATTCACCCTTGAGACTTGCCCAACGACCATCGTCAGAATACACAGGTGTCAAACGTTCCTTGAACAGATAAGATAATGCACCTGTATGCCTCTCATTTAATTTTTCTACAACAGATAAAATGAGCTGCGGCAAAAAGCGCTCAATAATCTCATAATAATATGATTTTTCCATACATTATGCCTCCTCGTCTTTTGTAAAGTCAATATGCGGGCATGCAGTCTTAAATGCTGCAAGAATAGATTCCATGGGATAAGGCACTGCCACTTCGTTCACTATACCCCAAGTCATAATAGAGGCTGCTGGCTCTGCGGTAAGGATAGAACGGTATAGAACACCGGCATAACTGAACCCTGTGGGAAGAGTATCATAGACATAAACGGTATTGCCATTTTCGTCTTTCACTTCAGTCTGGCTACCCGATTCTCCCTGCATTTTCGGGGTCAGCGGCATAGGTTTGTAGGTGCCGTCCTTTGTAATTATTACATGGCCGGCTTCCACCACTTTCATCGGATAGTCTGTCATGTCGAGCGTACGGCCTCCCTCAAGACCGCTGATATACTTCCTTATGACAATAGCATCCTTCCCGAAGATAATCTGCTCTTTCTTTACACTTAAATCATTTTTCATCCTGAATAACAATCTTTTTACACTTAATACATTCATTATTTGGGGCACAACTTATCGACAATAGATTTAATGTTCTCGACACTTGGCTGTTTGTCAGCAAGCGGGAACATGTCTCTGTTGCCCGGAAGAACCTGCGCTTTGGTGTTGTTCGCTACCTTCGTAAGATATTCTCCGATCTTCGCTTCATCTGCATCGTCAGCAATAGCGAACCCCTCGTCAATGCGATACTGCGGTATGCCCAACTCCTTAGCTTTGGAGATAATCAGATTTTTACGTTCGGTGACGGCTTTCTCTACTTTGAACCTGTCGTTTTCATCTTTCATGGTGTCATAACCCTCTTTCATCGTCTTTATAGAATCCAAGAGTTCTCTGATAGTCTTGTCACTTGCCGCCTTTTCTGTCTTGTACCAGTCCGGCATCTCCTTTTCTTTTTCCTTGTGTTCCCGCTCTTCTTTCTCCTTTCGCGCTTTCTCGTCTGCCGCGGCTTTGGCCGCATCTTCAAACTCTTTCCTTGCTGCTTCTTTGGCCCTTGTGGCCGCTGAAGTTGCACGGGCATCGTTTGCTTTTTGCAAACTCTCGAGGAAACTCTTCTGAGTGTTAACTACATTGTCAATGTTCTCGTCAGTAACAAGCCCTGTTGCCACCAGCCCCTCGGCATGTGCCTGAAGAATGTCATCACCTAACCCAAGGTGAGAATAACCTTGTTTTAGTTTTTGGAAAATTTTGTTTCTCATTCCTTTCGTTGCTAAATTTTTGTGTAAAATTACGTAATGACAATTTTTTTTTGTTTTTTTTGTTGTGTAGATTTGGCACAATTTGCAAATTGTGCCAAATTCGTGTTTTTCGGGGCTAAAAAGGTTGTGTATTTGAGAAATAAATGCAAAAAAATCCCGCCATCGTGTATCGTCACGTGGCGGGTTCCAAGTTTGGTGTTGTTATATCGAGTTTGGCATCGTCTT